GCCAACTTGCATACAAATCGGAAGTGATTGACTAAATTCAAGGTTAAACGGAATTCCAGCCACAACGAGACCGCCATTAATGTTTATAACTCCACCTTTCATTACATTTTCCATTTCAACATATATATGATTATGATCTATATGTCTGTACGTTAAGTTCCAACCATTATTACTGTAAGTTTGCACTGTTGGATCATAATCATTTTTTTTATTTAATTCAGCAACTTTATTGGACAAATCCTTATTTGACGGAATAATTCTAAACATCTGTTCTACAGCCGTAATGCTCAGCCCTTCAATCTTCACCCGGTACAGTGGGTACTCTCGCACTTTACCGCCTGCATAAATATCGTCTTGCGTAAGCTCCGGATCTACCGCCGTTTCTCCAGCTGTTCCCTGGATCACTTCGCAGGTCATGGTGTCAATTCCACCCGTTCCTGTGGTTTCGAATTTTGCTACGATGATATCGTTTCTGTTCTTTCCCGACTGTCCATTCATAATCTCGCAATCTTCATATTCTCCATATGGGATCCTTGCCATATGCCCGTCTACGCACAGCACGCCATCAGCTATCCTTACTTTATTATTGCTCAATACAGTAGCTTTACACGCCTGTCCGATCGTAGATACGCCATCACCGCCGAATATCGCCTTGTATATAGCAGCATCGTCTTCTGCATATATATGCGGCTCTGCTTCCGGTGTTGTATTGACCGTAATTCCTTTCATTCCCGCCATTTACTCGTCTCCTTTCACGTTGTAGTCTATAGTTATATTTCCGTCCTGCATCTTCAGGATCTTTTGTATGATTGGTTTGATCACTTGTGTGTTCGTAACCGCATCATAGCCGGCTACGATATCGCCTATCTCCAGATCTGCATCATCAATCGTCATTTCACATTTTTTATAATTCTGCAGTTCTTTTAGTCGTTTGATTCCATCTTCTTCCAGCTTGTCTGCTTCTGCGCTGGAATAGTCGTATACTGCAGATATCTCATTCAATCCGGTGTAATACTGTTTTTTTCCAATAGTTCCGTTTTTCTGTACGTATAGGTGTAGCACGACTCGATCCTGTTTTTCTCCCTCTCCGACGCACACCAAATGGTTGACGCCATTCCTGCAGTCCCGGACCGTTACGTATATACCCTCTTCCTGGCTATATTCCAACTGTTCAGAATAATCTACTATCGGTACCGCCTGTACTGTTACATAGCCATATTCCAGTCCTTCCGGCTGTACGTACTGGATCTGTAGTCTACAGCCGTAGTTACTCACCAACTTCTGTAGTGCATCGTATAATGTTACATAGCGGTCTACCTGCCAGCTTTTTATTGTTATGCCTGTATCCACTTCTGGAATAACCATGAGATCGCCGAAGCGATCTCCTATCAATGTTCGGATTGCTGTATTTAATTCACCTGACAAAACCAGATGGTCCTGTCCGGCCGGTGGCTCTACTACTTTATATTGCAGCATTCCTCTCCAGGTTCTTCCCCGGAGCGTAACCTTTTCAGTGCTCGTGTTAGACTCCAGATCTCCTATGATCCCGCCGTATTCTGTCCCCGGAATAAATATTTTGCAATCATATCCCATACGTTCCGTGTCATATTCTGACACCGGTATGTTGATTTCAAAATCATTCGTGTCCCCGACATCCATATCGACATCCGCACTGTCTGTCAGTTCTCCCTGTTCCTCTCCAGTTGGCTTTGCCATTATGAACCTTAAGGGAAATATCCCGGAACCGTCTACTGTAAGACTCTGGATTTTCTCCGTAACTTCTCCATTATCTCCGACTGCTGTAACTATGAGTGGATAAGTCGTGCTTGCCATTTTGGAATTCGGAGCGACCATCTGTCCCGTGTACATATTGTTTCCGACAGAATTCAGTTTTTTCGTGTTTCCATCTAATGTGCCTGATACACGTTCCATTTCGGTTCACTCCTTTCCTCGTAAATGATCAGATCAAAGTCAAATTTCCCTGTCCACTGGATCATCTGCCGTCCTGGTTGGATCTTCCGGAAGAATTCTCTTCCCTTCTGCCGGTTATGGTACGCATTTACCTGTTCGCCGTTTCTTAGAACTTTCGTTATTGTTCTGTCACGGCTGTTGATCCGGAGGTATTCACCCTCTTCTAGGACAATGTTGACCAGGTAAGTGTTTGTTTCTATCGTCACCTGTGGATTAATCACCGGACCGTATACGATCAATTCAAAGTTTGCAGCGGTATAATGTGGATTAATGATGTAATTGCTGGACATTCCGTTTGCATAACGATACCCATATCTTTCCGGATATCGTTTGTTGTTATTTGAGCTGATCCCGTAGCTGTGGAATGTATAATTGTCTTCTCCCACCCAAATCGGATTTTCTGCCACAACTGTAAGATTTGCATCCATCAGCTCTGCATCGCTCTCCCATTCAGATTTTTCCGAAGAGAACACATAACATTCCAAATACATATTTCCAACATACAGTCTGCCTGGCGATTTGTTCAGCGCATCTTTTTCAAATGTTTCATGCAGATTGTCAATCGCTCTTTCGTAAGAATCTCTCCCGAAATTTATGATACTGAGTGTCAGACTTTTTTCTTCCAGTGATTTCTTTATGGAAGTTATTTTTCCTCCGGTCCGCGTTTCTTTACTCTCATAGACCCATTTTGAATCCATAATCGTTCCCGTCTGCAAAAGATATGGAGGCTTCAGCAGATCGATCTTCTCGTTTTCACTATTTACATAATAAATATCCGGTATCATGCTTTTACCTCCCTTATGAATCTTCCAAGTTCTCTTTGATTAGCCATAAATTTCATACCATCCATCTCCGAAATGATTTCTTTTGATGCTGCTCTTGCGAAAGTTTTTGCCAATTTTTCTATATCCTCTTCCGACATCTGCACAGACTGTGTGACATTATCTTTCCATTTGCGATTTTCCATACTTGCCACAGGAGTAGTTAATTTTCTTTCGATATAATCTTGCTGATCAGAGACTGTAGCGTATACTTTTGGCATTATTTCCGTAATATCCAGGCTTTTTAACTTGTCTGTAATCGCATCCGTATCTATCGCGGATAATGCCTTTTCCGACATTCTTTCTGCTGTTGTTTCCACCGTTTTGGTTTCATCGTAAATTCCATTCCCGAATCCCTGGCCAAACCATCGTCCCAGTTTTTTTGCTTTCTTCGATGGGGAATGCTCGTCCAGTGCCTTTTTCGCCGCATTATATGCTGCATGTGCCATTTCAGCAGCTTTAGACGCAGCTCCCTTAATCCATGAACCAATCCCTTGTACAAATCCTTGACCGAAGTTATACCCGGGATCGTGTCCACTTACACTGCCCGCTCCAGTTTTTGCATTGTTTCCAAGGGATTTTCCTCCAGAACTCGCCTGCCCCGTCTTACTACTCACGCCAGAGCTATACTGTGTTCCGAATTTTCCTCCTGTGTCGTTCGGATTTACGCTTCCTGCTCCTTGATTCGCTGCATCCGCATTGCCTTTTCCCGCGGATCTTGCTTTTCCAACCAATCCGCCGATTCCAGATGCGAACTTGGTACCAAATCCTTGTCCTGTCGTTATCGGGCTTACGCTTCCCGCCCCTTGGTTCGCCGCCTCTGCATTTGCTTTTCCGGCAGATGCAGAATCTTTAGTTTTAGAGTATGCTCCTATTCCAAAATATGACATTGCCTTGTTCCCAAGGTTCTCCAGTTGCTTTCCGATATCACCCGAAGTGAATGCATTCAGGAATGCTGATACGAATTCTCCAGCTTTGGTTAATACGTTCTCTTTTCCGGCTTCAACACCGTTTGCCGCACCATCCATCGCAAGCTTGAAGATTTCTTCTGTCTTCTTAGATGGAGAATGTTCATCTAGGGCCGATCTTAAAGACTCCAGGAATTCATCTACGCCTTCTTTTGCCGGATCTTTCAGTTCGTCAAAGCCTTCCAATCCTTCCAGTGCACCATATACTGCATTAGCGAATTTCTTCTTTGTCTTCTCGTCCAATCCATCGAACTGATCTAATATACCATCTACAGCGCCTTTTGCTTCTGATGACAGCTGGCCTTTCATATCTCCAGCTATCAATGCTGCGATTGCGGCAAGCGGAACCTTTTTCAGTTCATCTGCAGATTTCGGTGCAGCCTTGGCAAATTCTTCCAAGGCTGCTTTCGTGGCTTCAGATGCCTGTTTCTGCATCTCTTCTGTGAATCCCGGTGTTTTATTCTTCACTTCCTGCCGGATCAGATCTTCCGTCTTAGATACTTCAACTACCTGTTTCTGAAGTTCCTCACTTGTAGCATTATTTGCAGTCTTCACGCCGGCAGTAATCTTATTAACCGCCGCTTCGATTGCATCTGCATTTCCACTTGCTGCAGCTTCCGCCAGCTGAGTATACTGCTCAATATCATTTGCATATTGTGCCAGTGTATCGGTGCTTTCTTTATAAGCATCTTTATTGGCTTTCAGTGCTTTTTTAGCATTGTCAACATCTTCATTTTGTTTTCGTATCTTCGCATCCAGTATCGCTATGAGGGCTTTGTTCCCCTCCATAACAGCATCGCTTTTTTCTTTCTGCAGTTCTTCCAGCTTTGCGCTTTCTTTTTTTACTGTATTCTCTGCTTTCTTCTTGGCCGTATACGCTTCAGATGCCTCCTGTGCCGCCTGCATCTGGTTGTTTACAGCTTCTTTGTACTTCGCTTCCTGTGAGGTAAGGACAGCCTCTATCTTCTTCTGCTGGATCGTCTTCTGAATCTCTTCCTGCAGTTTTTTATAGTTTTGAATCTGGCCATTAGTAAGATTGATCTCTATCCCAAGCGCCGACGATAACTGAGATGTAATGAATGCAGCTCTGTCAGCTTCTCCATCTTTGACTTTTCCATTGGAATCAACAATTGTACCCAGTTCATCGCTCAATGCCTGCAAGCTATTTAATTCTGTCAGATCTGCTGCCGCCTGCTTATCCTGAGTGGCTACTAAATCTTCGTAAGACTGTTTTCTGTCCTGGGCAGCTTTCAGATTCGCCTCTGCTTCTTTCGCAGAATCTTTTAATGCTCTGGAATGTGCTTTTTCTGCTTCCGTCTGCTCAGATAGCTTATTGCTGACCGCGGTGCTTATCGCAACCATTGCCGTTGCTGCAGCTATAGCTATTCCGATCGGGTTAGCTTCCACTGCTTTCGTCAATGCTTCCTGCGCCGCTGTCATTATGTTCGTAGATGCCGCTGCCAAGCTTACTTTTCTCTGGAACAGCCCCAATACCGACTGTCCAGCTGTCAGTGTGACATTGTACTGTCTTCCGGTATATTTTGCTGCTTCCATCTGCTCTGCATAACGACCGATAGCAGTCTGTGCAGTTTTCCACCATGAGGAGCTATTTTTTACAGCTTTCCCCAGTGTTGTAGTGGAATCCCCTAACTGTTTGGTGATTTTTAATTCTTTGTATGCAGCCACCAGCCCTGTGACTATCGGTATCGCTGTTTTGGTGTTTTTTGCAAGGAATTTCATTCCTTCTGCTACTTTCGGAAGTGTGCTCTTGGCAAGTTCTCCTCCAGCATTGACGATATCCCGAATCGGTTCAACGATGCCTTCTGCTGCTGGTCCGAACTTATCCACCTCGTCGCAGGTGTCATTGAATATTTTTCCGGCTTCTTCAACTACTCCGTTCAATCCACCGGTTGTGAACGCCTCTGACAATCGGTTGATATCTTCTGTTCCGGCGTCTACTGCGCTCTTGAGAGGTTTCTCCATCTTTTCGTATACATTGATACCAAAGCCTTCCAATGCAGATCCTGCGATCGTGATGCTTCCTTTCAGGTTGTCATTCATGGTATTGGCCATCTTTTCAGATGCGCCATCTGCATTTTTGATTGAAGATGCCAACTTTTTGAAGTCTGTATCTGATGCATTCACAATCGCCAGTAAACCGGACATTGCTTCCTGGCCACCAAGAGCAGCTGCAGCTGCGGCTTTTTCATCTTTTGGAAGTCCTCGAAGGGAATCTCTCATATTTTCCATTACTTCCATCAGTGACTTCATGGATCCATCCGAGTTTTTCATGGAAATATCATACTTTTCCATTGCCGCAGCTGCTTCTTTTGGCGGCTTGGCCAGTCTTGTCAAGATGCTTCTAAGGGCTGTACCAGCCTGTGTGCTCTTGATACCGGAGTTGGCCATTAGTCCGATTGCCTGAGACAAATCTTCG